CTGTTAACAAACATCATGTACTCTTCAATAGCACCTTGCTTATCAAACTCAGCAAGTATTGCATCAAACTCAGCTAAGTCAGTAGAAGCGTTAACACCAGTTACACCAGAAGTAACATTACCTCTTTTAGTAATAGCTTGGAATAAACCTTCTGTACCAAACACATCACCGTCAGCTCTTAAGTAGTCGTCAACTAAAAGTTCAACTCCAGCAGAAGCATCGTCATTTTTCTCACCTTCTAACATTGCCATTTCAATGTAGTCAGTAAAACGAGATCTTGTATCAGCCTCAGCTTTTAAGTACCATAAGTAACCAGCTTGTCCGTTTTCAGCAGAAATTTCTACCCAACCAACTCTTGAAGCGTCAGAACCAGAAACTTCGTAGTAATCTTTCATAATAATTGGCTTATTAGTAAAAGATTTAAAAGTTGGCTCGTTAGCACCTCTAGTAGTAGCCTCAGTAGAAGCAGCATCATTAGTGTAATAACCAGTTGCTTTTCCAAACTCAGAACCATAAACTAATATAGTAGTGTCTTTAGTTCCACTTTCTGTAGACATACCAGCAGCAGCTAAAGTAATAAAACCGTAAGGTCTTACTACGATTCTAGCGCTACTTACGTTAGAAACGATACATTTTACTACAGCTTCAGAGTTAGCAACGATAACAGTATCGTTAACTCTAATACCGTGGTTAGCAGCTACAAAACCAGAAGTTTCATCAATATCATGTGTAATATCAATTGAACCTCCACCTGTAGCATCTACATCATGAATGTGACCTTTATAAGAAAGGTGTAGTCTTGATTGCTCAGACCAAACAACTTGGTCAGCAGTCATAGCCTCTTCAGCCCCAACTTGATTTAAGAAACCTGAAATAGTTCTTGGTCCGAAAACTTCAGCTTCTTTTTCCATTAGGTCTGGTAAATATTGTTGCGCCCAACCTTCATTTGCAGTTGACGCAAGATCTAAATAGTTTGTTGCAAGTGTTTGCTTTTGTGAAGCAGGTACACTGTTTAACAAACTTCCAGCAGTAATACTCATAATTTTTTAATTTTAAATTAGTTATTTATTTTTAATTTTAAACTTAAAAGTTGGAGAAGTGTCATCGTTAAGCACTCTTACTTTAGGACCGCTTGTGTTATCGTTTGAAAATGCTTGCCTTGGATCCATACTTACGTTTTTAGCCTTAGCAACACTATCTTTCATAGCATCAGCTTTTCCTTGTTCATAAAAATGCTTAGCAATAGCGTCGGGATTCATTGCTGTATATAGAGACTTATGGTAACCTTTAGCGTCTGACATTTCATTTTCTTTATTCAAGAACTTCTTGACAAAATTATTAATGTCGCTTTGAGTTTCTTTTATCTCACCAGCGTTTTTCACG